CTATTGGGATCGCTGACCGGAATCACTTCAACTAGGTCGTAATCCTCCCTTTTTGCCTTTCTATCGGCTTTCTCAGGGGTATATTCATACTGGCTTGGGGTGTAATCCCGAATAATTGCTTTGAGCAGTTTGAATTCCTGCTTCATCGAGAAATGGACTCGGGCCTGCACCGCACTCATGGTCTTGAGTTGCCGCTCCAGCAAAGCCAGCGTCGTCCCAACAGGGGCGTTTGCCGACATATCGCTGATCTTCATGTCGGAAATCGCGCCCAAACGTCTGGCTTCTTCGGTGATATTCGCCAAAAGTGCCATCAAAACCTGGCTCGGCTCTTTGTAGGGCAAGGGCATGATGTTGTCGCGGATGCTGCCTGACGGCACATCAACATCGCGGAATTCACCCGGTGCGATGGGCGTGTCGTCGCCCTTGACTCTCAGGCCGCGTGACTTCAATCCGCCTGGAAGATTCGCCAGTGAGCCTGCATCAATCAATTGCCGGATCAGCATCGTGCCGGCTCGGGCATATCCGCCGATCAGGTGAATCAGGCCGAATCCGTAGGCGCCAAAGCCGGGAATGTAGGTGTACTGGACAAAGTGCTGGCGCTTGGCGTAGGCCTCGTCCTCTTCGATCCAGTTTCTGCGGATGGCGAGAACTTTGTTGCTACCTCTATCAATGGTGATGATGTAGGGCAACGCAATACCGAACTCGTTTTCGTATCCGGGCAGCTCATAGTCGGCGTGAATCTCAAGAATCTGGTATCTCTCATCATCGGTGATGGTATACCCCTCTTCTTCAGCCTTCTTCTTTTCAATATCTGTCGGAATCTGGATGGGTTCGCCAAGCTCGATGTCTCTGTAAAAGCCTGCTACTTGCAGCTTTCTGATTTCGTTCTTGGTCTTTCGCATCAGGTGCGTGACACGCTCTGACGACATTACACCCGTCGCGCCGTAGGGCATGATGATGTCTTCGGCAGGTATATACATAGATACCTGGCGCTGCAAAGACGGGTCAAAATAGACCTTTTTGAACGCCGATCCTGACAGGCCAAGATTGAGCAACGATCTTTCGTGCTCAGGGCGGTACTCCTGCATCACTTCCGTGAGCTGGTAGTTCATGTCGTCTCTGACGCGATCCGCTGCTTCTGTCTTCTGCTGCGTGACTTCGCCAATGATGAGCGTTTTGACCGGGCCGGCAGCAGGGAAGGTTTCGGTGATGCACTCGCTCTGGAACCGGATGGCCGCTTCGGTAAGTACCGTGGAGAACACACCACAAGCCCCACTCCAAGGTTCTGTGCGGTCTTCATATTTCATGCCCAGCACTTCCAGACCCTTAACAAAAGTGTCTGACCAGTCCTTCCGGCTGCCTATATCAGCATCCACCAAATCAACAAGATCAGCAGCAATGCTTTGAAGATCGCCTTCTTCCATGAACTCAGCAAGGTTTGCATCAAAATCATCCGCCGTCTCTTTTTCTGGAGAAAGATCAATCTCAAGGCCATCTACTCCTATGGTCATAGACTCCGGGTTTTCAACCTCAATCTCAATGTCAGGCGCGTCTTCTGCCAGATTAAGAGGAGGAACCTCGCTATACAATGCCCGATCAAAATTATTTGCCATGCTTTACCTCAGTAATTGGCTTTTTTACGACGCCATCCGATCTCTTCTTCCGGCTCGTCGCTCTGCAATCTTAAGAATCCACCCTGTCTGAATCGGATAAGGGCTTGGACGGAGCTATCTAGCAAGTCATCATGCTCGGCATTCGGGAATCTCGCCATCTCTTCTATGACCTCATCCGCCCACCGCTTGTCTGGTGCCCACACTTTACCCGAGGCAAACAGGTCTGTAACCGAGTTGAGTCGAGCGAACTTGTCGTTACCACGCGAAGGGGTATATTCGCTCACCGGGATGCCCATCCTTCTTAGCTCAAACACCAGCGGCGCTCCAGCGGCCTTGGCTTCAATCACGAAAGCATCTGGTTGCCATTCTTTCCAAGATGCAAGAGCTTGTTGCTTTAGTTCAGGAAACTCCCACTTATCCTTAAATGCATCCAGAAGTATTATATTTACGTTGTTTTCATCTTCATCAAGATTGAACACGCCCCAAGTGGTGCAGGCGGAATAGTCCGACCTCTCGCCTTTTGTAAAAGCCGTATCCCAGGATTGAATAATGAATTCGCAGGCAGGTGGCCGATCTCTCTCCCATCGTCTCCACCACTCGCGCTTAACAATTGCACCCGCCTCGCCCGTGGGCGTTTGCTGGTACTGAGCATTCCATTTATACGCGGGGAGTTCTTCTTTGAGGGCCAGCAATTCCTCAAGGCTCCAGAACTCAGGCCATAGTGGATTGCCAGATGGAAGAATGGCTGGAAGCTCAATAACCTTCCACTCGTCTTCATTCCTAGAATTACGCAGAACTTTGCCAGTCAAATCTTTGTCCGACCAGCGTGTAGCCACTATTACTATGCTGCCATTAGGCTGTAGGCGCTGACGCGGCCCTGACGTATACCACTCATATACACCATCAAATACCGTAGGATCGCCCTGAGCGAGCTTGGCCTCGGACTCGCTGTGTGGATCATCTATGATAAGACAGTTATGCGTTAAACGATTATGACATAAAAACGTATGCGTGTCAGCAACTGTGAAGTTGATGAACTGTTCAAATTTTTTGGGCTCAACCTGTTTGGTAATTACTCGGCGTACTCCCAGCGGAATCCCAAAGCAGTTTTGGCTTTTCCACTTAAAGCGTTCCAAATGCTTGCCGAATTTTGATGATCTTTGCGTGCTGCTGCCAATGATTTGTACATACAGATTACGGAGCCATCCAAGGCTTTCTTGATAACCTTTCTTTGTGTCCAACTCATGCGAGGAGCAGTCAGGGCTTCCTCTGGTGGCATACACATCTGTTCGATTCGATGTTTGATCTGATCCCTGGACAATCCTGTTTTTCTCGACCACTGAGCTAGTGTGAGTGTCTCTCCGAATGCGGTGATCTGCACACAGCTTCTCTTGTTGTTTTGCTGTGTATGAACATCCGCCCATCTGCAATTCCCTGGACAGTAATCCCCGTTCGGATTGATTCTGTCCAACGTATGCGATGGCGACGGCGGGTGCCCCATGTCGTCTATAAATGTTTTTGACGAAGTCCATCGCTCGCACACTTTGATACCACGACCTCCATAGTTCGCGTAGTTTGGCGCGTTTGGATTCAAGCATCTCTGCCGCATCCCAGCCCAAATTAGATAGACGCGAGAGTGCGCGGAGTAGTGCGGGTTGTTTTTCGAGTATTGGTTCGGCATGGCGTAGTAACGAGTGATAGACGACTCGTATATTATCAAACCAGCTCAAAGTGTAAAGTGCGTCGCCTTCGTGAATGTCTTTGGCCAAGACCCACCCTTTGCCAAACACAAAAATTGGATGGTTTGCAGACACTCTCAACTCGCCATCAATGACGTGCGTATTTTCATGGACGGTCTGCATCTTCGCAACTACTGGCTTGAAGCCTTGCTCAGTCCAAACCATGTCGCCCACTTGCACTTGATATGCAAACAAATTGCCTTTATTGGTCAGTACACTAGACAAAAAATATACGCAATCGGCGCCTTTTCCGGTCATTGTGCCGCCTACCCCAACTGCGAAATATTCGCCGCTGTGGTTCGTGCTCCATCGGCCAGCCGCTTTACTATCCGATTTAAGATCAACCCCTGGAAACACTTTCCTGTAAATATCCGACCCAACCAGATTGCGGACATTCCGGCCAAATCCGACAGCAAGCTCAGCCGTATTGGAAGCCTGAATAATTTTCTTGTCTGGATATTTACCGAGAAACCATGCCGGAAATAAATAAGAGGCGAACTGACTCTTTGTGTGCCTGGGCGGAAGAGCAATAATCAATCTTTTATTTTTGCCATTGGCAATGGCTTCAAGCTCTTTGGCCATCAAAGCATGGTGCCGACCGTGGATAAACGATGGCCACATCATCTTCACGAACGCCATGAAGTCGGCCTGAGCTTTCTCACGCTCAACCGCTTCTTTATAGGCACTGACCTGAGACAGCAACTTCTGCTGCTCGTGCTCAGGTAGCTTTGAAATTAGCGAGGCCAGATCAGTCATAGCAACTCCAATTGCTTGGCTTGTGATTCCACGGCAGCAATCCGCGCCTTGGCGATTTCTACATACTCCGCCTCACGCTCGATGCCGATGAAGTCGAACCCCTCCTGTCGCGCAGCTTTTCCGGTGCTGCCGCTGCCCATAAACGGGTCGAGTACCGTTCCACCTGGGGGGGTAACAAGGCGGCACAGGTAGCGCATCAGTGCGGTGGGTTTGACGGTGGGGTGGATGTTGGCCTCATCCCGATCCCGCTTGCTCGCCTTGGCGCAGTAGAAAAAGCGCGCGGCGCTGCCGGTGTCGCCAAAGCCGGGGTCGCCCTTCTCGTATTGCCCCGCTGGTACATTCGTCACGTTGCCCATACTCTTTTTGCCTATGCGCCCACCAGTACTTTTGCCAGTATCTGGAAACAACTTAACTACCTCATCGCTGCCATCATGGATCAGGTTCGCCGGCCAGCGGCCGGCTGCGAGTGTTGCGATGCCGTGGCCGCGCATATTTTCCCAGCCTGCATCGTTTGGTTTGTCTGCTTTGCCATCGCGGCAAGTGCCGCCTTCACTCCCCACCCTGCACCCGTCAATGTTCAGCGCGCCTACGCCATGCGCCAGCACATTCGCCGCGACCGTGCCGTCCAGCGGCTTGCGGGCCATGGTGATCGGCTCCAGGGCAGGCTTTAGGGCGGTGCCCCAGCCGGCCCACTGCTGGGCCTCGGGGGTGGCGGGGGTGTTTCCGTCGACCTCGTGGTATCCAAGCTCACGGCTCTTTTCAATCCATGGCCTTGTGTCTGCTTTTCCTGACATCGTGCCGCTAGTTTCTGGGCGAGGTTTTACTCGTGTTTTTTCCCTTACAGCTCCCGCGGCCTTGTCGATTGCCTTGCTCACGTCCAGCGACTTCGGGAATCCCGACCCATACACCCAGGCGATCATGTCTCGAATCTCGAAGCCGGCGTCCTCGATTCTGCACGCCATCCGGTGCTGCGTCCTAGTGCCGGCGAAGGCCAGGAGGTGGCCTCCCGGCTTCAGCACCCGTAGACACTGCTCCCAGATAGCCACGCTCGGAACGTCGTAATCCCACTTCTTGCCC